TTCCCTGGCAACACCCAGTGCTTCTAGTTCAGCGGCTGTAAGAGCAGGCATAGCCTATAATCCTTTTTTTCATGTTATTGCATCCTATGTTTTAAGTCTTTGGTGTAGACAATATAGTTAGATTCCCAATCGGGCAGTAGTTTTTTCCAACCCTTTCTCCCCCACAACTCAAGCCCGGTACAGCCTGTCTTTATGGCGAATGATTGAATCATATCTAGGAAATGTTTAAACTTATTGAAATCCTCGCCAGCTAAGGATATAAGCCTCAGTATCTTTTTCTGGGGGTAGGAGACAACCTGAGTCACCAACGCAGCAATTATTTCTTTATCCTCTGTCACTATCCATAACTGCATATCACCATGAGTTAAAGGCTCTAAGAAGTCATCTGGTTCAGCCTCACCCTCACTATGCTCCTTTACCCTCTCAAGTAGAGGTGCAACCTGTTCCCAGATGTATGCAATATCTTCAGGCTGTACAATTTGAGCTTTCAACCTAGAAATATCCACGTGCCCGGTGACCCCTTCTTGAAGTAATAGATACCCTCATTACCAGTGCTTAGTGGGTCTGCATTAGTCCCATCAAAGTATCTCATGTCACCCTCTCTAGGTTTATCTGGAACCTTATGAGTCCTCTCAAGTCTAAACGTAGCTTGGTTAAATATAATGTCTCCCAATCTTTTAAGCTCATCAACAACATATGTACCCAAGCCCTCATTATCTAAGGGAACCGGACCCGGCTGATAATGTGTTACAGACTTTACAATTCTATCAGAATAAGTTGCCATTATGTTGACATCCTAGAGCCTCGTCTTCCAGCATCATCTAGCTCTATCTCATAACCATCCAGCCTCCAGTTGAAGTCTCCGGTAGACTCAAACTTCACCCCATAGAGTTTTCCGCTTTTCCTGACCGATACCTTCGATTGAGTATCTGGATTAAACGCAACAGCGGAGGACCAAGAGACTGCCTCTTCTGTAGAGTTCTGTGTTCCAACATATACATTAATCGTATTTCCAGAGCCAGTAACTTCCATCTTAGGCCAGATAGCTTTTATACGCTTTACTGTAGACTGATCGTTCTGTTGTTGGGAAGTTATAGCCATACCAGTTCTGGATATAAATGATGTCATATTTGAATCAGCTTCTTTATTTCCGGACGCATTCCTATAAAGTTTCGTATCTGTGGGGGAAGCCATAACCAATACATTCTCAGATTGTGACCATGTTGATGTCCAACTTCCTAATGCACTGGACCATGTTGGTATTGCAGCAGCCCAAGTAGTAAATGAGTTTGGATCATCTACAGTACCATATCCAATATGAGCTAAGTCTGGTAAATCACGAATAGTAAATGCGTTACTCGTCCAGTTCCAAACCACTGCTTTATCGCACTGATTACTTGCACTTTCTGGGGTGGGAAAACAAGCCCACATCTCAGTATTGCCATAGTCAGCTACCACAAAAGACCTTACAAAATTAGCACCATCTATAACACTAAAGATATAATCCCTTATCTTGTGGGGTAGGATAGACTTTACTCGCTGACCATCGTTTATATAGACATCACCATTACCCAGTATAAAATGACCACCATCAAACTCAGCTACGCAGTTCTTTGCAAGAGCGCCGACTGAAGGAGATAACTGTCTAAAAGCAAATATAAATGGAGTTCCAACATAGGTCATACTATAGATGGAATCATCCTTGTAAATCATAAAGGTGTCGCCAAGCGGAAGGCCGTCTAATATAGCCCCTTTTGTATCGGCTAATTCGTATTCACCAGCATCTACTATGGCGCTTGACTCATCCCATGAGGCCGGAACAGCTTGTGTTGCCGCCTCTGTAGACCACTTTACCTTTTGTGGTATAGGTACACCCCCCTCAGTTAGATTAAGCGCAATTAAGAAGGATCGAAACGCCCTAACAGATACGGGATAATGAGTTGCACCAGCACCAGCCGACCAGTTAGTTAGATTAGCCATGACTGTAGATGTAGATGGTACGCCAGAAGTTAATGCCCAAAACTGTGGTTGGTCAAACCCATTTGACATCACAAGAACTCCACCTAAAACAGTCGATGTCCACCCCTCATCAGCGGTAGCATTATATGTCGATGAATCTGTTGTTCTCGTTATATCATACCAAGTGCTGTTACTTGTTTTATACACTCGTATAGACGAAAGGCTGGCTATTATCCAATATGCCTCAGCACCATATTTAAGCTGGACAATATGGTAGGGGGTAACAGGACAGGTAGCCATAACCTCAGCGTACCCCGGAGACTTTACTATAGCTCCATGCTCTACCCTTACATTATTACCATCTGACCAGACATTAGGGGGTAGTTGCCAAGGGTTTATGTCCTTGACAATTCCTGTTTCGCCTACATTGTCAATAGGGATAAGAGCCATTAGGGTTTAGGATACTTAGTCTTAATAGCCTGTCTATCAGCCTCCAAGCTAACCACAGCAGAGGCTCTTTCCTCTACTACGTTTTCCCATAGGGCTACGATAAGATCATTTATTGATGGGTATTCTGCTTGGCGATTACGAGCGTATTCTTGTGCGTCGTATTCGGCTTGCCATTCTGCGTGTGCGGTTTCTATTTCTGCTTCAGTAGGTTGTGGGGATGCACTCGTCCATTCCTTTATGTATGTCCCAGCACCATCATCTTGTAATTCAAAATCTGCATCTGGCTTAAAGCCTAGTTTCATTAACCCATAAGAAGTAATCATAATTTAAACCCCAATAGTGAATTTCCTTTTGGGCCAGTAGCAACATCACCAGAAAATAAATTTATAGTGCCGGAAGGAGCGCTTAGGCTGGCATACATCTTAATCGTATCTGATTCTGAAATACTTACAAGATATTGCTGTGAAAATGTATAATGCCTTAAATAATCTGTGCCTCCAGTCCAAGTCCACGCAATCGCTCCAGAGGATTTAACGTCATTCAAATAGATATATGTTTTTGATTGATCCCCATTGCTGCTATCATAATGGACAGAACACTGAGCGATAAATACCCATATACCCGCATCATCAGCAGTGGCAGTCCATGTATATGTACCAGTGTTATATGCTGAATGTGATTGTGTAGCACCGTTTAATTGGACTAAAGTATCGACTCCTGAAGATACAGCCTGATGACTTGTCTCAAGGTACGCATAAACATATCTTGCGGCAGTTGTTGCTGCTGCCCAAGCATTATCTCCTCTGAGGAAAGTGCTTGCAGAGGCAGTACCCGTTGCAGATAACATTGCAATATCTACTGCATCTGTAGCAATGGTAACCGCTCCAGTATTAGTCATGGTTACATCACCTGACAATGCAGCAGCCGTAAATCCAGTACCGTCACCAATTAATACTTCAGTAGTAGCGAGGGCTTTATCAGAAGGAACACCACTTGAGTTAGCATCCCTGACTTTTATGGTATTTGCAGCCATGTCAGCCATGTCAGCGTTTGCTACAGAACCATCTACTATCATCGCGCTTGTTATGGTATCACTAGAAGGCGCGCCAATATCTACAACGTCACCCATGAACATGACTGTAACATTGTCTGTTCCTGATGGGGTTGTTGCAGTAGTCGTTAGGGCTGTGCCGCTAACAGTATACGCATCTGTTGGGGTTTGCCTAACACCGTCTATGAATAAAAGAACTGACGATACAGTAGCTGCCCTTTTAAGTGTGAAGGATGTCCCCCCACCGTCAAACGACTCTACATCGTATGCGCCAATGTCAGGCGGTTGATTTCCTATATAGCTCATATTAACTCCACCATTATTTAGGGTACTTAGCCTTTACGGCTTGTCTTTTACCTTGAAGATCATCTAGCTGGTCGTCAAGAATTGCGTGGACACACTCTTCTATTGACGGGTATTCTGCCTTTCTATTACGGGCATATTCTTGTGCATCATGCTCAGACTGTCTACTAGCAAGTTCAGACTCAAGAAACTCCTTAGTTGGTTTCTCCTGACCCCCATGAATAACAAGGTTTTCATACACTTTATTTTTTGA